TTTTTTAACAACACTGTCTTGACTTTGATAGTTTGTCTTTGCTAAAGGTTTTGGTTTTCCACTATCACACCATATTCTAAAATGATGTGGAGCATTTACTCCTTTTCTATCTCCTTCATATACTTTTCTTGATGAGAATAACTTACCAATTTTTCTACCATATAACAGAATAGTATTTTTCTGACTATCTGTTTTAACAGTAAAACTTTGTCCAGCTTTCATATTTTTTAGCTGTTTCATTATTTTTTTATCAAGTATATATCCTCTTATGAGACTAGGTTTTTCAACATTATCTTCTACATTTATTTCAAATTTTTTCATTGTTTATTCCTTTACTTTTTAAATTTATTTTTTTTAATACCATCTTCTATGGTAATTTTTATTACTTGTGCAGCAAGTATTTTTCTACTTCTTTTGGCTAACCAATTCCATTGTCTGATAACAACAATTTCTTTTTTATTTTTAGGTTTTGTAAATTCATCTAATTTTTGCCAAAGAATTTCATCTTCATCTATATCTTTCATACTTACTCTTTATTAAATATTACTTCGTTAATAGATAAAGGTTCTTCCCACATTAATTTTTTGGATAGCTTTCTATATCTGCTACCTAAAATTTTGTAGTTCATTAAAGTTATTGTTGGGTCTGAATAATCCCAAACAACATCAGTATTTAAGACAGAATATCTTTTGATGCTTTCAGGTTTAATCTCTCCAAGATAACAAGCATTACCTAAATGTTTTAAGCTATCGTTATAATATTCTTTGTATTCAGATATGTTATCTCTAAAGTGTTTAGTTCTAGCTGTCATATCTTCACAACCAATATCATCAAAATATCCTTGCCACATACTGTTAGTTCTTGTTGCTTGTTCCATAAAATCTTCATCAGGATAAAGATTCTTTGTATCAACTTCTATTTCTAATACAACTGGGTCAACTACCATGCCGTGCATATCATCTTCACTCATTGAACACATAGCGAAATGAACTGCATAAGAGTTTGTAAGATACACCATGTCATTTCTACTGCTTATAGTGTGTGTCCAATTACCCTCGTTGTTTCCTCTAGGGCATAGCCCATCTTTGAGTATCTTCTTTAGATTAACTGTGTTAGTTCCATGATAGAGAACAACTTTGTCTTTAGAATAATCTTCAACAGGATATTCCAACTGCTCTTGTTCTCTCTCCATAGCAAACTTATCAGCCACTTGTTTTAGTTCTTCTTTGTTTAAATCCATTATTTTCTTAACTCCTTTTCGTTAAAATAAAGTGTTGCTATTAGTACTATTGCAAGTATTGAGTAGCTAATTATTTCTAGTTTTGTCATTACTTACTCCTTATAAAATTATAAAAGCAATTATTACAAGCACTAAAGCAACAGGCTTCAGCACATACCAATTAAATCTAAACATAAAACTTTCGTTAGCTTGTCGCACAAAGTCTTGTTTAAATATTCTCCATTCTCTTTTTATTAAATTCATACTTACTCCTTTTAAATATTAATCAGTTAATAGATATGCTTGTTTTTGATTGAGATGAGAACAAGCAAACTCATTCCGCCAAATAGATTAACTACTCAACATCAACCACTTCTCCAAACTTGAAGTATCTTGATGTCCCAGTAGTAGCCCAAATAACAGGATAGTCAGGCTCTCCGCTTGATGGGGGATAACAATACCCATCAGTAAGATATACAAGGAAAGCAATATCATCATCAAGCTGTTTGTTTACATACTTGAACACTGGCTCATAGTCTGTGCCACCGCCACATATATAATCTAACTCAACCTCTTCTCCACTAGAATAGGTATCAACTTGTCTGACAGCATCATCACAATAAAGAATAGTAAGTTCTTCAAAGTTAGCTACAGGAATGATATTGTTGATTGCATCTTGCATCATAGCCATATCTTCTTTTGATACACTCCCACTAATATCAAGAGCAACTGCCCCCTTGGGACTAGGTTTTTTCTCAACACTAGGTAGATACATATTCTGATATATGAATCTTCTATTAGCATTGTTGAAGTTATAATCATTAGTAGTAGTCTTTTCTAATACAAGATTACCCAACACTTCTTCCCATGATACTGACTGCTGCTTAACAATATCCATCATAGATTTAAAAGCATCTCCACCTTTACCACAATCTTTTGAAACAGTTTTAGCATCAATAACTTTGTCGTTAATCTCTTGCTCTAACTTCTCAACTTCTTCTTTTGATAAAGGCTGTCCATCTTCTTCAGAGACAGCATCTATTACTTCGCCAAACATTCTTTTTGCTAAAGAATCTTTTGTGCTTTCGCCATCAGAACCATCAGAATCAGAATCAGAATCAGTATTAGAATCATTAGAATCATCTCCCTTGTAAACTTCAGCATAGACTTTCTCTGTTGTAGTCTTGTGATATTTAGGGTCATGCAAGGGATTCTCAGGCAACTCAAAGCCTTCTTCTACAAGAACATCATTAATGACATAGTCTCCAGCTACATTCCAATAGAAGGGGTCTCTGTCGTTCCTACGCAAATGATGTTTGAACACCACATGAAGAACTTCGTGGGCTATCACTCCAACTGTTTCAAGAAATGTTATCTTGTTAGTGAAGTCAGGATTATAGAATATCCTTTGTCCATCAACAGCCATAGTATCAAACTGACTGCTCTCAACAAAATCTAAATCCATAGCAAGTTTGCCAAAGAAGGGTTTATTCTTCAGCAAATATACTCTAGCTTTAGTCATCTTGTTTGCAGCTTTTTTATCAATATCGTTAGTCAAAATAACCCCCTTTAGTATCTAAATCAGAAACAATTTCTTTAGCCGCACTAGATAATTCTTCAGCTAAATCTTCATCATCTCTAACTTTGTCAGCAGTAATGCCTTTGCCATGAAAAGAATCCATACACTTTTGATGGGCTGCTGTTATCTGCGAATCTCCGCTAACATTCAATGCTGGTAAAACATTACAAAGTTCAACAAGTTTATCAACAGTCTTGTCTCTAAATGTTTCTCCAGCATCAACCTTATCTGCAAAGTGTGTAAGCACACCCTTTACTTTATCAACGACAGCCCCAGTGATTTGCTGTATCTTTGCATCTTCAGATGCTTTTGCATTAGCTTTTAATTCAGCAATCTCATCTGCTGGTAAATTGATTCTAATATCATCATTAGATGGGATAGGCTTTTTGATAATATCAAATTCAAATAAACCTTCCATCTCATCTTTACTAGGAAAATCTTCAGGATTAAATGCTGTGCCTAAATCTCTTTTAGCTTTAGCAATCATAGAATCATATTCCTTGATAAATTGTTTAACAGCTTTTTCTCTATCATGTTGATAAGACTGAACTCTTTTCTCAAACCTATCTTTTAATTCAATAGGTAATAGATAAGTTCCTTGATTATCCCATGCTAAACAAAAGCCACTGTATCCAGCCCCACTGTAAATACAATCAGTTCTTATCAAGCCATCAATCTTCTTGATAGTTTTCAAAGATTCACTGTCAGTCAATTTCTTGTTTACAGTAAGCCTTGTCTCATGCACACCATGATTTTCAGCAAGTTCATTTCTCAAAGTTTTGTCAGTTTTAACTCCACTCCACTTTTTAAGATTAACTTCAATCAGTAATGCTTTGTCTTGTAATAAAGCCATAGTTCTCCTTAAATATTAATTGGTTAATAGATAAGGGGCTGTTAAGCCCCAATATCTTGATATTCAACTTCATAGTCGATATATGTTTTTGTTTTCTTCAAGCCTTCATCTCTAGCAGTAGCCATAGTCATAGCCAATACTAAAAACTCATCTTGAATATCAGATGTATTCTTCATAAATTCATAGAACTTTTGAATATTATCTTTGGTCATGTTCTTAGCTAGAACACCAATAATCAGATAGATAGTGTCTGACTGATATTCGACATCATCAAATATACTTTCAGGATTATCTAAAAGTTTATCAATACTAGGTAGCTGTCTATATCTTCTAACAAAAGAAGTAAATTCAGCAGCAATACCTTCGCCAATAGTACCAGCATAAAGTTCTTGCTCTATCTCTTTATCAGGGTCAGTATCCAATATCTTAGATGCGTACTCCCATGCTCTAGGGGTAGCATTAACAGGACTGTTTTTATCAAAGTGATATAAATACTCATCTCCTTGATAGCCAATAAAAGATAATACTTCTTGTCTTATCCTTCCGCTTTTAGCACCCCACTCAATCCACTCATCAGAACAAGGGTCAAGATTCAAGTGAATAAACCTATCTCCTAATGCAGTGTTTACTCTATTTGCTCCAGCCTTGTCTTGAACTCTATTACCAGCAGCCACTATGACAGTGTCTTTTGGTAAAGTGTATTCGCCAAGCTGTCTATCCTTAATCAACTGAAATAGGGCATTTTGTACAGATGGGCTACCTTGCGGCAACTCATCAAGAAACAATAATATTTTCCCATCATCTTCAGTAGGTAAAAATACAGGCGGATTCCATACAGTGATTCCATCTTCAACACTAGGCACACCCCTTAAATCGACAGGGTCAAGCAAAGCAACTCTGACATCTCTAACAGTGTATCCAAGTGATGAAGCAACTTTATGAACAATTTCTGATTTACCAATACCAACACCACCCCAAACAAAGGAAGGCTGGTTTAGAGAAATCAAAGTGTTCAAAGATTTTTCTAATTGTAATGCTTTCATACAATTACTTACTCCATGAAACAAATTAATATTACAAAATGAAATGCTGTTTCGTGGTATCTCATTCAGGTACAACTACCAATGTTGTACGACAGCAAAAAGCAAAGGGGCTACAGTCAATATGAAAGCTACTAGGATAACCATAGCCCCCCACTTTTAATTACATAAATTTAGGCATTTTTGCCTTTACATCAATTTTAAAATCAGCTTCCGCCAGTGTATTTATTGTGTCAAAAGACAAAGTTTTTCCGCCTTGTATCTTCAGAAAAAATTTAGAAATATCACAAACTGGATAATATAAAGTTTTTCCATATACATTTTTTGGTTCTACAATAATTCTTTTTTCCATATTTAATTTACTCCTTCATATTTCAATGTAATTTTAAATTGATTGTTTTTCACAATTTCGTTAGTTTCAAGTTCAACAAGATTTTTAAATTCTTGTTTAGCTTCTTTTGGATTTAAAGCCTTGATGGTCATACCACTAAAAGCCTTAAATTGTTTAGATTTAATTTTATAAATATTTGCTTCCATTTTTACTCCTATAAAAATTTACCTATAAAGCGAACAAGTGTCCGCTTTTTCGCCACCTTTCAGTGTTGCTCATCAGTAGGTTTAAGCCGTTAAAAAACTTTCTAAGATAGGACTATCTTTAGTTTTCATTCCATAATGTTCAATATAAAGTTTCATAGCTTTATCAATTGTTCTATCAACACCATCTTTTAAATCTTCTCTATTCCAGTACATTCTTTTCATACCAGCATTAAGACCATGATACTCAATGCTTCTTACATTCCCATTGAATGTATAGCTTTTATGCACACTGAAATAAAAACCACGATAATTAATTACCCAATCATTTACTTTAGTTATTTTATTCATATTTTCTCCTAGTTATTAAAAATGTGGCAGTTTTCTCCGAAGGTCTGCCAACTTCTATGTTTCTTGTACCCTTGCGGATACTCATTCAGCTTGTTAATTCAAGGACATAATCAAGTATTAAATCGTTAATACATAAGCAAAAACTCACAACAGCATGGGATTTTCTGACTACACACAACTCCTATTAGCCCCTAGAGATAGACTTTGCTACACCATCAGAATTAGCACTTTCGCTGCTATGCCCTGTTCCATGTTCTGTGGGGACTAAAGCCAGTTTTAAAAACTCCATCAAGGGAGAAGCCGCCACACTCTCCGCAAGACAGGTATTGAACCATCAATAGCAACACTGTCAGGACACTGGGTAAACGCACAAACTTTTGAAAAGCGGATTTTTCGCGATAGGGATTCCCAGTTTACCCCGTTCTGTTTGCCCCCTTGATACCTTGTGCTGCTCTAGGCAACCCAAATCGTTAGTCTTTATTGCAAAGCCCAACTTCAAGGAAACTAGATGTCTCGCTATGGGTGTCTTGGAAAGGGGAGTTAGCTACTGTTTCTTCGCTTTTTTGGGTCTCATCAATCCCGCAACAAAACGAATATTAGTTTATGTGGTGTATCGTGTCAATAAAAAAATGTATTTATTTTCTACAAATGTTCGTGAACATATTTGTTGTTGCTTACGAAGTAAGCGTATAATAGGTCTGCAGTGATAGTGATTACTAACATAGAGATATAAAATAATTTTAAATATTAAGGGATTAATAGATAGATATGAGCAGTAAAGACAAGGACAATGTAGCCAATATATCAGGGCTTACTCCAAAGCAAGAGAAGTTCGTTCAGGGTGTTGTATCAGGTATGACAGCAAGTGAATCATATCGCAACGCATATAGTACCAAGAACATGAAGGATAGCAGCGTATGGACAGAAGCATCAAAGCTAATGAGCAGCCCCAAGGTCTCCCAAAGGGTAAAGCTAGGTATGAAGCGGAAGAATGAGTATGCAGCTACTACAGGGCTATCTCTAAGACAGATGGTACTGGAGCAGCTACAGAAGGAAGCATTGAATACAGATAATAACGAAGCATCAAGAATCAGGGCATTGGAACTACTAGGCAAAGTATCTGAAGTCGCATTGTTTACAGAGAGATTAGAAACAACCAGCAGCAGCAAGTCATCTGATGAGATTAGACTGGAACTGGAACAAAAAATACAGTCTATGTTCAACAAAGCCTAGCAATATAAGGGATAGCATTTATTATTGTATCGTGATGTAAGTGCTTACTATCGCTGGAAACCGCATTTTATAATGGTTTGACCCCACCTACCCCCACCCCACGCGTATAAAAATTTTTGTGTGTCTAGTGTACATACTATTTTGCACATATAATTCTATAATTTTTATGGGGGGGTACCCCTTTTTTGTTTTCGGCTAACTTACAGATTGCTTATTTATAGGAATGTTCGTATAATGTTCTAGGGTCCCATACAGGCATAGGATATATATTATGACAAGTAAACAACTAAAACTTTTAGAAACCATAGAAGAATACTGGGAAGAGTTTGGCTGCGGTCCTAGTCTTGATGCTTTAGCTGATGCTTTAGGATTGTCTTCTAAGAGCACAATACACGCTATGATACATAGACTTAAAGATGGTGGCTGGGTTACTATGCAACCTAACAGATGGCGTACAGTGATGAGCACTAGAAACAGTCCGTTTAAAAAAGTTGAAAAAACTATTGACGAACCCGTGAAGATATGAAAGTATGTATATAATTGGGTATATTGCCCCTAGTGATTTACTAAAGAGTAATACACTAGATTTTAGTTTATATAGTATTATTACTAGAGCTAGTAATATACTAGACAGTTTTGCGGTATCTTTCAGTGATATTCATAGTTACCTCCTCTACTTTTATACTTACTCCAATGGTAGATAAAAAAGGTACCGCAATTTATGTTTGATATTGATAAGATAAACAAACTCCCACCAGAACAACAAAAAGAATTGTTAGATTTACTATCTCAATATGAGTCTGCAAAAAGACAAGAAGATTGTTCAGATAACTTTTTATCTTTTGTTAAAGAAATGTGGGCTGCCTTTATTGAAGGCTATCATCATAAGATTATGTCTGATGCTTTCAATGATGTTAAAAACGGCAAGTTAAAACGATTGATTATAAATATGCCCCCTAGACATACTAAATCAGAGTTTGCTTCTTATCTATTACCCGCTTGGTTCTTAGGTTGTTTCCCAGAAAAGAAAATAATCCAAGTGGCTCACACTGCAGAACTAGCTGTTGGTTTTGGTCGTAAGGTTAGAAATCTTGTTGGTTCTGCGGATTTTAAAAAGGTTTTTAAAGATGTAGGTTTACAATCTGATAGTAAAGCTGCTGGTCGTTGGAATACCAACAAAGGCGGAGAGTACTTTGCTATTGGTGTAGGCGGTGCTGTAACCGGTAAAGGTGCAGATTTGCTTATTATTGATGACCCACATTCAGAACAAGAAGGACAAAGTAATGACCCTTCTGTGTTTGATAAGGTGTATGAATACTATACATCTGGTCCTCGTCAGCGTCTGCAGCCCGGTGGTGCAATTATTATTGTTATGACAAGATGGCACAAACGGGACCTGACAGGGCAAATACTAAAGTCTTCAGCCCAACGAGATGGTGCTGATGATTGGAAAGTTATAGAGTTTCCTGCAATACTGCCATCAGGTAAAAGTCTGTGGCAAGAATTTTGGGACATAAAAGAGTTAGAAAAGCTACGAGCAGAACTACCTTTATCTAAATGGTCTGCACAATACCAACAAAATCCTACTGCAGAAGAGTCTGCAATTATAAAAAGAGATTGGTGGCGTACATGGGAGTACGATAATCCCCCACAATGCGACTTTATTATACAGTCTTGGGATACTGCTTTTCTTAAAACACAGCGTTCTGACTACTCTGCGTGTACGACATGGGGTGTTTTTTATCAACCAGACGATACAGGCGTAACACAACCTAACTTAATACTGTTAGATGCGTATAAAGAACGATTAGAGTTTCCAGAACTTAAAAAGAAAGCTTTTGAAATGTATAAAGATTGGCAGCCAGAAGCTTTTATTGTAGAAGCTAAAGCTGCAGGTATGCCTTTAATCTTTGAATTAAGGCAAATGGGAATACCAGTATCAGAATATACACCTAGTCGTGGCAACGATAAGATAGCAAGGGTAAATGCTGTTGCTGATTTATTTGCATCTGGTATTGTATGGGCACCTGAAAGAAAGTATGCAGAAGAAGTTATAGAAGAGTTTGCTGCTTTTCCTTCTGGAGACCATGATGATTTAGTTGATTCATCAACCCAAGCTTTAATTAGATTTAGACAGGGTGGTTTTATACCTTTATATTCTGATGAAGAAGATGAAGACTTACCACCTAGAGAAGCCAATTATTATTAGGAGATTAAATGGCAGAAAAACCATTACAGACCCCAGAAAAAAAATTTAAAGATTCTCCTGTAGAAGTTTTAGTTACCAACCCTGATGAAGTTGCAATAGCAACAGAAGATGGTGGTTTAATTATAGATTTTGAAGATGGTGCAGAATTAGGAACACCAAACTTTGATGATAATATTGCAGAGTTTATGGAAGAAGCTGAACTGCAGCTATTATCTAGTGAACTTGTTGGGTATTTTAATTCAGACAAAGAATCAAGAAAAGACTGGGAAGATACATATACTAAAGGATTAGACCAACTAGGTTTAAAAATTGAAGAAAGAACCTTGCCTTGGCAGGGTGCTTGTGGTGTGTTCCACCCTTTATTAACTGAATCTGTAGTGCGTTTTCAAGCTGAATGTGTAGCTGAAATATTTCCTGCTAAAGGTCCAGTAGATACAAAGATTGTTGGTGAAATAGATGCAGAAAAACAAAAACAATCAGAAAGAGTTAAAGATTATCTAAATTATTTACTCACAGAAAAGATGAGTGAATACAGAACAGAAACAGAAAAACTATTATTTAATTTACCATTAGCAGGTTCTGCATTTAGAAAAATATACTATGACCCAAGCCTAGGAAGACCAGCTAGTATGTTTGTACCAGCTGAAGATTTTGTGGTTAGCTATGGTGCATCTGATTTGAGCACCTGTGAAAGAGCTACTCATGTAATGAAAAAAGCTACTAATGATATTAGAAAGCTACAAGTTATAGGTTTTTATAGAGATGTTGAACTACAAGCCCCTAGTGATGAACTAAGCAACATACAATCTAAATACAATGAAATAACTGGATACAGTTCAAGTTATGAAAATGACCAAAGGCATACTATTCTTGAAATGCAAGTTGATTTAGATATTAAAGGCTTTGAAGATAGAAAAGATGGCAAGATTACAGGAATAGCATTACCTTATGTAGTTACATTAGATTTACAATCAGGTGTAATACTTGCTATTCGTAGGAACTATCTAGCAGATGACCCTATGAAAAAGAAAAGAGAACACTATGTTCACTATCAATATTTACCCGGATTAGGTTTTTATGGATTTGGTTTAATACATTTGATAGGTGGTATTGCTAAATCTGCTACAAGTTTATTAAGACAGTTAGTAGACGCTGGTACATTGTCTAATTTACCGGGAGGTCTTAAATCCAGAGGTTTAAGAATAAAAGGTGATGATACTCCTATTATGCCGGGTGAGTTTAGAGATGTAGATGTACCCGGTGGTGCTATAAAAGATAATATTACTTTCTTGCCTTACAAAGAGCCATCAGGAACTTTATATACTTTGTTGCAAAATTTAGTAGAAGAGGGCAGAAGATTTGCTTCACTAGCTGATTTAAAGGTATCTGACATGAGTAGTCAGGCTCCTGTAGGTACAACACTAGCTTTATTAGAAAGGTCTTTAAAAGTCATTGGTTCAGTGCAATCAAGAATACATAACTCTATGAAACATGAGTTAAGAATATTATCCAGAATAATATTTGATTTTGGACCTACAGAATATCCTTATGAAGTTAAAGGCAAAGAATTATTAAAAGAAGATTTTGATGGCAGAGTAGATGTAGTGCCTGTATCCGACCCTAACGCATCTACAAAAGCACAAAAAATTATGCAATATCAAGCAGCTTTACAGTTATCTACACAAGCACCTGAAATGTATAATATGCAAGAACTACATAGACAAATGCTAGATGTACTAGGAATACAAGATGCAGATAAAATTGTTCCACTAGAAACAGAGATATTACCAACAGACCCTGTATCAGAAAATATGAATATGCTTAATGGTAAACCTGTTAAAGCGTTTATGTATCAAGACCATGAAGCACATATCAAAGTGCACATGGCTACAATGGAAGACCCTAAAATTAGAGAAATGGTGGGTCAAAGTCCTAATGCTTCAAGAATACTTGGTGCGTTTACAGAGCATGTTACAGAACATATTGCGTTTCAATATCGTAAAGAAATTGAAAAACAACTGGGTGCTCCATTACCACCGCCTGATGAACCACTACCAGAGGATATTGAACTACGCCTATCAGAACTGGTATCTGAAGCAGCAGAAAGAGTATTAGCTTCTAGTAGAGCAGAAGAAAGAGCAGAAGAAATAAATGAAAAACTAGAAGACCCTGTAATACAACAAAGAGAAAAAGAACTAGCTATTAGAGAAGCTGAAGTACAAAGAAAAATGAAAGCTGATGCAGAAAGAATAGCCCTTGATTTACAGAAAGCAAAAGCTACAGAAGAAATAGAAAAAGAAAGAATAGCATCACAAGAAAGAATAGCTGGTGCTAAAATAGGATTTGAAGCTGCATCAGAAAATGCAAAAATATCTAGCAAAGAACAAATAGAAGGTGCTAAGATAGGTAAAGATATAGCAGAAACTTTATTAGATAAAGAGGATTAATGGCTGCATCAGATACAAATTTTATAGATGCTCTAAGAAAAAAAATTAGAGACCACATGAACGAACATGCAGACCATCTTTCAGGAGGTGGTTGCAAGAATTTTGAAGAGTACAGACATTTAACAGGTGTAATTGCTGGACTCGCTATAGTAGAAAGAGATATACTCGACCTACAGGAAATAGCAAATCGTCAACAATGACGCAAGGACCTAGACCTTAATTCTAGTGCAAGGAGAAAAAAATGACTAAACCTGCAAAGGCTGTTAAATCAACTGAACAAGTTGAAGAAAGAACAGCAAAACAATTACCAATACCAAAAGGTTACAAAATCTTAATAGCTCTACCAGAGCCTGAAGAACAAACCAAAGGCGGAATTATAAAAGCATCTCAAACAATGCAAGTTGAAGAGGTGGGTTCTATCTGTGGTTTTATTCTTGCTATGGGAGATGATTGTTATAAAGATGAAAGAAGATTTCCAAATGGTCCTTATTGTAAAGAGGGCGATTGGATTATTATGCGTTCTTATTCAGGCACTAGATTTAAAGTGCATGGCAAAGAATTTCGTTTAATTAATGATGATAGTGTAGAAGCTGTTGTCGAAGACCCTAGAGGTATAGTAAAGGTAATTTAATATGAGTGAAAATATTACAGCAAATCAAGAAGTTAGGGAAGAATTTCCAGAATCTTCTAAAGAAGAAAAATTCTTTGGTGTTAAAACCACCTTTGAAAAAGAACCTGAACAAGATACTACTGATGAACTTCAAGTAGAAGTTATTGATGATAGACCTAAAGAGGACAGGAGACCACCTAAAGTTGAAACTAAAACTAATGAAGTTGAAGAAGAAATAGATGGTATTAGTGATAAAGTACAAAAAAGAATTGATAAAATTAAATACGATTATCACGAAGAAAGACGAGCAAAAGAAGCTGCAGAAAGACTAAGAGATGAAGCAGTAACTTATACTCAAAAAATCCAAGATGAAAATAAAAGATTATCTGCTTTAATTAGTAAAGGAGAAGAAGCTTTGCTTGGACAAATTTCAGCTAAAGCTAGTGCAGAATTAGAGCAAGGCAAAGTTGAATTTAAAGAAGCTTATGAAGCTGGTGATACAGATAAAATGTTAGCTGCTAACGAAAGAATATTATCTGCACAAGTAGATGCAAAGAGTGCTAACGAAAAATTAAACTATTATCAAAAGCAAACAGAAGCACAACAACAATTTATGCAACAACAACAAAATGTTGCACAACAACCACAACAAGTACAACCACAACATACACCACCTGACCCAAAAGCAGTGGAATGGTTACAAAAAAATACTTGGTTTGGAAGTAATGAACATAAAGACATGACTGGTTATGCGTATGGATTACATGAAACTCTTATTCAAAATGAGGGTATCTATCCTACTACTGACCAGTATTATCAGGAAGTTGATAAGCGTATGCGAACTAAATTTCCTGAGTTTTTTGGAGAAGAAGAAGTACCTGTCGGCAACGAAGAAGAGGTTGTTGAAACTGTGATTTCCAAAAAACCATCGGCAGTTGTAGCACCCGCAACCAGAAACAATGGTGCTATACCCCGCAAAGTACAGTTGACAGGAACCCAAGTTGCTCTCGCAAGGCGTTTGGGTTTAACACCGGAACAATATGCCAAACAAGTCGCCAAGGAGGTGCAAAATGGCTGATAATGAAAATGTAACAGAAGAAGTTACAAGAGCTGCAAGAGAAACGGAAACCAGAGATACTCAACAAAGAGCTCAACCTTGGGAACCACAATCAAAACTACCTAACCCAACACCGCAAGATGGCTGGGTATTTAGGTGGATAGCTACATCAATATTAGGACAACCTAATAATGTAAATGTTAGTTCTAAATTTAGAGAAGGTTGGCAACCTGTAAAAGCAGAAGACCACCCTGAACTACATTTAGTTTGTGATGTGGATTCTGAATGGGCAGAAAAAGGTAACATGGAAGTAGGTGGTTTATTGCTTTGTAAAGCTCCAAAAGAGTTAATGGAACAAAGAGATGAATACTACAGAAAAGTTGCAAGAGAACAAATGGAAGCCGTTGATAATAACTATTTAAAAGAAAATGACCCTCGTATGCCAATGTTAAAACCAGACCGCAAAACGAGAACTTCATTTGGCGGCAAATAACTAAATAATAATTTAGCTACAAGCCATCTTTTAAAAATTTTAGGAGAATAATATGGCTGCTTCAGCTACCCCAATGGGTGCAGAACCAGTAGGTTGTCTTAGTTCTAATGGCTCTTTTACAGGAAAAGTTAGACATTATAAGATAGCTTCCGGTTATGGTACCGCTATATTCTACGGAGATTTTGTAAAGCTTGTTAGTTCTGGTACTGTCGAAAAAGACACAGGAACTACATCTTTAACTCCAGTAGGAGTATTTGTAGGTGTGTCATACACTGACCCAAATACAAACCAACTAACATTCTCACAAACATATCCAGCATCTACAAGTGCAAGTGATATTAGTGCGTATGTGGTTGATGACCCTTTTGTTGAAATGAAAATGCAAGGTGATGCTTCACTAGCACAAACAGCATTAGGAAACAATGCTGCTGTTGTTCAAACAGCAGGTAGTACAAGTATAGGTCGAAGCAAAAATGCTGTTGATAGCAGCACGATTGCAACAACTAATACTTTGCCAGTTAAAATTATTGAGTTCGTAGAAGGACCTGATAGTGCAGTTGGCGACTCATTTACAGATGTTATTGTTGTCTTTAACGCAGGACATCAATTAACTAATACAACAGGCGTTTAATATAGGAGAATAAATTATGGCTATTTCAAGAGCACAAATGTTAAAAGAACTCCTACCCGGACTAAACGCATTGTTTGGATTGGAGTACGAAAAGTACGAAGATGAGCATACTATGATTTACGAAACTGAAAACTCTGATAGAAGTTTTGAAGAGGAAGTTCAGTTAAGTGGATTTAGTCAAGCAGTTGTAAAAGACGAAGGTGCAGCAATCACTTATGATTCAGCACAAGAAAGCTTTACAGCTAGATACAACCATGAAACCATCGCTTTAGGTTTTGCGATTACAGAAGAAGCTATAGAGGACAACCTTTATGATTCACTTTCTGCTCGTTATACTAAAGCATTAGCAAGAGCTATGGCTTATACAAAACAAGTCAAGTCTGCTTTCCCGCTCAATAATGGGTTTACAAACTCTTTCCAATCAGGAGACGGAGTAAACTTATTTACTGCAGATGGTGATGGTGTTACTGGTGGGGACGGACACCCATTAGTAAATGGAGGTAAAAACTCTAATAGACCTGCTACTGCTGCAGACCTCAATGAAACATCTTTAGAAGATGCTGTTATTAACATCAGCAACTTCGTGGACCAAAGAGGTTTGAAGATAGCAGCTAGACCTAAAAGATTAATTGTTCCATCTGCTTTGCAGTTTACAGCAACTAGACTTTTAGAATCTCAATTTAGAGTTGGTACATCTGATAATGATATTAATGCTATATCTAATAACGGGTCTTTCCCAGAAGGATATTTTATTAATCATTATCTTACTGATACTAATGCTTTCTTCATTATTACTGATGTTCCTAACGGCATGAAACATTTCAACAGAACCGGAATGGAAACATCTATGGACGGAGATTTTGACACCGGAAATGTCAGATACAAAGCTAGAGAAAGATACTCATTTGGAGTATCAGACCCGCTTGGTATTTATGGCTCACCGGGTTCAAGCTAAATTTGATGGGGAGCCTTGTGCTCCCCTTTTTTCGTAACTAGGGATTTATTAATTGTCTATCAACTGCCCTAGCAGACTTTGCCAAGATGATAGATATTTTCTTTTAGGAGAAAGACATGGCTAATTCAACCTTTAATGGACCAGTCAGGTCCGAGAACGGCTTTCAAGTCGTATCTAAAAATTCAACTACAGGTGCTGTAACTACAGAGTTCACTTTAAATGGTGATGGTATGCAAGTTACTCCTGTAGCTTTGGCTGACACAACAGCTATTTCTTTAACAGCAACTACTCATGGCGGTAGAGTTTCTGTTGTTCCTGCTTTATCAGCGAACTGCACATTAACATTACCTTCCCCATCAGCAGGTGTTCACTTTAAATTAATTTATGGTGGTGCTGCAGAAGAAACAGAAAACCTTATCATTGATACAGGTTCAGATACTAATTTCTATATAGGCGGTATAGTACATTTAGATTCTAATGCAGATAATGTATCTGTATATGCAGATGGTAACTCTAACTCTATATTAACTCTTACAGACTTTGGTTTGTTTGAAATTAATATACTAGCTAAAGATAGTACTAATTGGTACATCTGGGGTAATCAAGAAGGTGCAGATGCTCCAGCATTTACTGACCAATCTTAATAAGGAGTAAATTATGGCTGATACAGTAACTTCACAAACCATTCAAGATGGCGATAAAATTGCTGTCTTAAAATTTACTAATGTCAGTGATGGCACTGGTGAATCAGCAGTAAAAAAAGTTGATGTGTCTGCTCTAAAATCTAATAGTTTAGGGCAGTCATGCACATCAGTAACAATATCAAGAATATATTGGGCTTGTGTAGGAATGAGAGTAAATATTGAATTTGATGCTAGTACTAATGTTCTAGCTATGCCATTACCAGCAGATAGTACAGGTGATGAGTATTATGATTTATTTACAGGTATTCCTAATAATGCAGGTTCAGGCGTAACCGGAGATATTGACTTTACAACTGTTGGTCATTCCAGCGGAGACGCTTACTCTATAATTTTATATTTAACTAAAATTTACGGATAGGTACAATTATGACAATTAGAAAAGAAGAAAATGGGCATTATGAAAATGGCGACCCAGCTTATGTTATATGGAATGGCGAAGAATTAGTAGCAGGACCATTACGAGAAGCGGAAGCTAATGCTATGCTCAAAGAACTCAAACCAAAAAAGAAACCAGCTGCAAAAAAACCAGCTAAAAAACCAAAGGTGAAAAAATGAAAACATCAAAAACTAAAACTATGAAAGGTGGTAAAAACACCAAAACTAAAACTATGCGAGGTGGTAAGACTGCCAAGACTAGAACTATGCGAGGTGGAAAAACTGCTAAAACTAGAACTATGCGAGGTGGAAAAACTGCCAAGACTAGAACTATGAGAGCCGGTAGAACCTCTAAAACTAGAGCTATGCCAAAAACTTTTAATGAAATAATTAAAAAGAAAATAGGCGGAAGACTCTAATAATAAATGAGTCGTTCTTCCAAAGATTCTCGTTTAAAGAGAGCAGGTGTTAGTGGGTACAATAAACCAAAGCGTACCCCTAACCACCCTAAAAAATCTCACATAGTCGTTGCTAAGGAAGGCGACAAAATTAAAACAATTAGATTTGGACAACAAGGTGCAAAAACTGCAGGTAAGCCTAAAGCAGGTGAATCTCGTAGAACTAAAATGAAAAGAAAATCTTTTAAAGCTAGACATAGAAAGAACATAAGAAAAGGTAAAATGTCAGCAGCATACTGGGCAAATAGAGTAAAATGGTAATGTCGAGAACTGCTTTTAGACAAAGTACTTTAAAAGCACCAGCATCAAAAAAAAATAAAGTTTTAAAAAATGCGAAGAAAAAGAGACCCAAAAGTAGGAACAGGTAAAAAACCTAAAGGCTCTGGTCGTAGGTTATACACTGACGAAAATCCTAAAGATACAGTAAGCATTAAATTTGCAACTCCAACAGATGCTAGAGCAACAGTTGCAAAAGTAAAAAGAATAAAAAAACCTTATGCTCGTAAAATACAAATATTAACTGTAGGTGAACAAAGAGCAAAAGTTATGGGCAAAAAACAAGTAGCAAGTATATTTAAAAAAGGTAAAGAAGCAATAAGGAAAGCACATGGGAAAAAATAATGACAACAATTAAAGATGCTTTAAATGCTATTGAATCACATGAAAGAGAGTGTAAAGCATTATACAAAAGTATTGATAAAAGATTAGAAGATGGTTCTAAAAGATTTGATAAACTAGATAATATGATTTGGGCAGTTTATCCTTTTATAGTTGGCGTAGTATTTTTAGCGAGGTTTATATAATGAGTAGAGCATTAAAATTAAATAAAGTTATAAAAGGTTTGAAAAAAGCAAGTAAAACACATGCTGGTCAGGCTAAAACTTTAGAGTCTATAGAACTAAAAAAAGGTGGTAAAACTAAAAGCAGAGTAAATGAAGCTGGTAATTATACTAAACCCGGACTGCGTAAAAGAATATTTAATAGAATTAAAGCAGGTGGTAAAGGTGGAAAACCCGGACAATGGTCTGCTCGTAAAGCACAAATGATGGCAAAAGCTTATAAAAAAGCTGGTGGAGGATATAAATAAATGCCCTATCTCATAAGTAATATACCTTATTTTAAATGCTGGGTAAGAAAAGAATTTACAGCAAATCACGAAAAGTATCATGGAGAATATTTACATGCTATAGCTATGGCAGTAAATACAATACCTGATAGGTCATTATCATTTCAAGTTGTGTTTACAGGTTGTGATGATGATGAAGATGTACATGGTGGAGCTATGTGGGCTCGTATGCCAATACAAGCTTTAGTAGCAGACATACCTTCTGAGGAATGGGGAGAACCAATGGAAGACCATTTAGCACAACCTTGGGATTGTGAAGCAAGAAATCATTCTGTTGTAGTAATTGACAGGGTAAGCTCTAGTCCTTGGATAGCAAAAATTGATAATGGTTTTTATCGTGCTAAATATATGTTTACTGTAGATTACACAGGTAACTCAATAGCAGATTGTCCTGCACAACATAAACAGTCTCATGTTTTATATATAACAGAAGATTGTAAATGGAAGGGTAATTTTGTTGCACTACCTAATAATAGAGTTAGAGCTACAAGTCCTGCATTATGGATAACAGGAGAAGGACCTCCAGATTTTGCACCATCACAATATTTACATTCAGCAGAAGGACATGAAAGTTATTTAAGTCCTGATATTACATTTAATAATTTATATAGTGAAGGTTTTGAAGAGGAAGATTAATGCCATTAAAAAAATCACAAAGGTCTTTAAAAGACTGGGGTAAACAAAAATGGCGAACTTCAGATGGAAAACCAAGCAAAGGTAAAAAAAGATATTTGCCTGACAAAGCATGGAAATCATTAAGTGCAGCAGAAAAAAGAGCAACAAATAGAGCCAAAGCAGCAGGTGCTAAAAAAGGTAAACAATTTGTAAAACAACCTAAAAAGATAGCAAAAAAAACAGCAAGGTATAGATAATGGCTACAAGCGGAACAACAACATTTAATTTAGATTTAAGTGATATTATTGAAGAAGCATACGAGTTATGCGGTCTTGAATTGCGTTCAGGCTATGAATATAAAACAGCTAGGAGAGCTTTAGATTTATTATTTTTAGAGTGGCAGAATAGAGGTCTTAATCTTTTTAGTGTAGAAGAAGCTACACAAACATTAACAGAGGGCACATCAGATTACACATTAGATAGTAATGTGTTAGATATAATAGAAGCCTTTATAAGAACAGATGCTAGTGATGTAAACAAACAAGTTGACCAAACACTTAGAAGAATATCTGTAAGTGAATACGCACATATAGCTAATAAATTAAATAAAGGTAAACCTAGTTTATTTTACTTTGATAGAAATATTAGCACACCTACAGTTAAATTATGGTCATCTCCAGATGGTAATGAAACATATACATTAGTATATTTTTATGTAAAAAAAATAGAAGATACAGGAAATGTCGCTAGTAATAATACAGCTGTACCAACTAGATATTTACCATGTATGACTTATGGATTAGCTTATAATATTGCTTGTAAAAACAATGATGCTTTACAAAAAGTACCAATGATAAAACAAAAGTATGAAGAATTATGGAATGATGTTAGTGATGCTGATAGAGAAAGAGCATCAGTAAGATTTGTTCCATTTAATAATCACATTTAATTATGGCATACGCAGCAGGAAAAAAAGCTTTAGGTATTTGTGATAGATGTGGCTTTACTTATAAGTTGTATGAACTTAAATACGAAACAGAAAATAAAGTTAGAAATGGTTTAAGAGTTTGCCATACTTGTTATGACCCAGACCAACCACAATTAGATGTAAACCTTGTATCAACCATAGACCCACAAACTTTATATGATGCAAGAGTTGATACTGGAGAAGCAGATTCGAGAGAGTTGTTTGGTTTTGACCCAGTAACGGGAACAGGATTAATAATGCGTGGTGCAATAGGTAAAGTAACAATAACAACAGGATAATAATATGGCTCATTACACAAAAGATTTAAATGAAATTATAAAAGGTTTAAAAAAAGCAAGTAAGTTACATGCTGCACAGGCTAAAAAACTAGAAAAAATTAATAAAGACCAAAAAAGATTAAGTATAGTAAAAGCACCAAAAAGAAAAAAATCTATTAAAAGAAATACTAAGAGAAAATAAGAATGACATTGTCAGAGTTAAAAAGTTTAATACAAGATTATTTACAAAATACAGAAACAAGTTTTGTTTCTAATATAGACAATGTTATAAAACAAGCAGAAGAAAGAATATTAAAAACTGTAAGACTTCCTAATTTTAGAAAAAATGTAGAAGGAACTATAACTTCAGGTAATAAATATTTAGCTACACCAACAGACTTTTTAGATAATTTTTCTTTGTCTATAACTAATTCAGATGAACAATCTTTTTTATTATTTAAAGATGTAAACTTTATTAGAGAAGCTTATCCAAACGCATCAACTACAGGAATACCAAAACATTATGCTTTATTTGATGATACTACTTTTATAGTTGGACCTACACCTAATGCAAATTTTACAGCAGAATTACATTATTTTTATAGACCAGATTCTATAACAGCAGGTTCTGATAGTGGTACAACATGGTTATCAACTAATGCAAGAAATGCGTTACTATATGGTTCTTTAATAGAAGGATATATGTATATGAAAGGAGATATGGATTTAATGAATCAATATGAAAAAAGATATTTAGAGTCTATGTCAAGATTAAAAGTTTTAGGTGAAGGATATAACACTGTGGATACTTATAGAGATGATGTTGTAAGAGTAGAGAGAACATAATGTTTAGTGTAGATGTTCAAACAACCATAGGTGATATAGAAGTTAAAACAACAAACAATAAAGGTTTAAGTCCAGAATATTGGACTGAAAGAATAATAGATAAATTAATTTCTATTAGTGATAGTGCAGACCCAATGGTTAAAGCACAAGCACAAGCATTTAAAGATAGTATGACACAAGTTGTTTTATTATATTTAAAACAAGCTATAGCTAGTGATAGAGCTACTGTAGCAGGATTATTACAAAAACAAGGTCATAAAGATATGGCTGATATTATAAGGAGACTTTAATGGCAATTTCACAAGCTATGTGTACTTCATTTAAAAAAGAATTAATGACAGCTACACACGATTTTACTAATTCAAGCGGTAATACATTTAGACTTGCTTTATATACAAGTTCAGCATCTTTAGGTGCTAGTACAACTGCATATTCAACTTCAAATGAAGTAAGTGGTACAGGTTATACAGCTAAAGGTGGGGCATTAACTAATGTTACACCAACTACTTCAGGCACAACTGCCTTAACAGACTTTGCTGATTTAACATTTAGTACAGCTACTATAACTGCTAATGGAGCATTAATATTTAATGATAGTGCTTCAGGAGACCCAGCAGTTGCTGTTTTAGCTTTTGGCGGAGATAAAACTTCAACAGCAGGTGATTTTACAATTCAATTTCCAACAGCAGATGCTTCTAACGCCATTATAAGAATAGCTTAATAAATGGCTGGTTGGGGTCGAGCCGGTTGGGGTATTGGTCCTTGGGGTCAACCTGCAGCAACTATAGTAGAAGTAACAGGTGTTGCTGGTACTTCTGCACTTGGTAGTGAAACAGTAATAGCTAAAGCTCTAGTTAGTGTAACTGGAGTTGGTGCTACATCTGCATTAGGTAATGAAACTGTTACTGGTACTGCTAATATATCACCAACAGGAAATGTTGGTACATCTGCTTTAGGTGATGAAATAGTTACAGCAGATGCAAATATTTCTGCTACAGGTAACGAAGGTACATCAGCACTAGGTAATGCTATAACGGCAGGTGCTGCTGTTACAGGAGTTTCAGGTACTGCTTCAGTAGGAACTCTTGGTGATGAATCAGTATCAGCAGGAGCTACAGTATCTCCAAATGGAGTATCTGGAACAAGTGGATTAGGAAGTATAAGTTTAATTACTAATAATATACTTTCAATAACAGGATTATCTGGTACAACAAGTTTAGGCACTGTAACTCCAAAAGCAGATGCTAATGTAGATGTAACAGGTGTAAATGCTACAGGAGGAGTACAAGGAGTAAATATTTGGACTTTAGTAGATGATACACAAATACCAAATTATAGTAATATAAATACTACCCAAGACCCAGAATGGACAGAGGTAGCTTAATATAGGAATAAAATATGGCAGCATATACAAATGATTTAAGATTAAAAGAAATAGCAACTGGTGATGAATCAGGTACATGGGGCGACAGCACTAATACTAATTTAGAACTTATTGCTGAAGCTTTTAGCTTTGGCACAGAAGCTATTACTACAAATGCAGATACTCATGCAACAACTATAGCAGATGGAGCAACAGACGAAGGCAGGAGTATTTATTTAAAATATACAGGTACACTTGATAGTGCTTGTACCATCACGCTTGGACCAAATACTGTTAGCAAAATGTGGTTTATAGAAAACGCTACATCTGGTTCACAAAACATAATTATTTCGCAAGGTAGTGGTGCTAATGTAACCATACCTGCAGGTCATGTGAAAGCCGTCTACTCTGATGGTGCTGGTTCAGGTGCTGCAATAATAGATGCGTTTACTGATTTAAATTTAGCAGGTACAACAACAATAGATGTGTTAAGCGCTAGTGGTAACGCTACTATAGGAGGTACTTTAGGAGTTACAGGTGCAGTTACAGCAGATGCAGGTGTCTCAATAGATAACATAACTATTGATGGAACAGAAATAGATTTATCTAGTGGTGACTTAACAATAGATGTTGCAGGAGATATTATTCTTGATGCAGATGGTGCAGATATAATTTTTAAAGATGGTGGAACACAATTTGGTAAAATTGGAAAAGGTGGTGGCTCTGATTTAATAATTGATGCGAGTATTGCTGATAAAGACATATTCTTGACAGGTACAGATGGTTCTTCTGCAATAACTGCTCTGCTTTTGGATATGTCAGCAGCAGGTGCAGCTACATTTAATTCAAATGTAACTTTGGGTTCTGTAGGTAGTGGTGCATCAACATCTTCTCCTATTGAACTTAATTTAGGTAGCACTTTCGCAGATTCAGCAGGAAGTAAATCAAAAATGAAACTTAAAGTTTTTGAAGATACTTCTTCAAATATTTTAGGACTTGGTGTGTCTTCTGGAACATTAGAATTTCATTCAAATCAAACATTTACTTTTGTTGTAGATGAAAGTGAAAAAATGCGTCTTACCAGTGATGGGAAACTTGCTATTGGGGAAACCAGCCCTGATTCTATTTTACATATAAAAAACAGTGCCTCAGATAGTGTATCTGGGATATCTTTGGAAAATGATGCTAGAAGATATGCTATAAATGTACATGGCGGTTTATCAGATGGATTAGCTATATTTGATGCAGGTGCTGGTGCTACAAGAGTTTTTCTTGCTTCAACTGGTCGTGTTGGAATCGGTAATGATTTAACCAGTCCTAACGCAGGTTTATCAGTTTCAAATGCAGATATAAGATGTACTGGTGCTGCTGTCGCAAATGATGCGAACAGTATTTCTATGTCCCAAGAATCAGGTTTTGGTGCTATAACTTGTAGAGGACCAAGCACAAGTGAAAGAGGTGTATTAAAACTTAGTGTCAATAGAAGTAATGGTGCTGCTGGTCTTGCGCAAATACAAATAAATAATGGTGGCTCTGTTAATTTTGGAGGTCATACAGGAGAAGCAACTGGTTCTACAGGTGGTATTACCATGAGTGTAGATAATAATGACAGAATGAACTTTATTTGTGCTACAACTGGTTCAGGTAGTTTAGAACTTATAGAATTTAGAAATCCTAATGGTACTGTTGGAGATATTAAAACAAATGGTACATCAACATCTTATAGCACATCTTCTGATGGAAGGCTTAAAGAGGTTACTGGTGTAGCAAGAGGTTTAGATGTAATTAACGAATTAAATCCAGTAGCTTTTAACTGGAAAGTAGATAACAAAGCTAGTGAAGGTTTAATAGCACAAGAAGTAAAAGATTTAGTACCCGATGCAGTCAGCTTAAATAAAGGAACACAATACTATCAAATGGATTACAGTAAATTAGTTGTTCATTTAATTGCAGGAATGAAAGAACAACAAGAACAGATTGATGCCTTACAATCTGAAATTCAAACTTTAAAAGGAGAATAAATATGGCAATAGGATATACATGGGATTGTAAAACTTGTGATACTTACCCTTCAAAAAGTGGTAAATCAAATGTAGTTCATACAGTGCATTGGAAATTAACAGCTACAGACGATACTAATAAAGATGAAGATGGTTATTATTGGTCACAGTCTTACTTTGGTGCGCAACTACTAGATACATCTGATTTATCTAATTTTAAAAACTGGTCAACTTTAAGTAATAGTGATGTACAAGCTTGGGTTGAGGCTGCATTGGGTAGTGATAAAGTTACTGAAATGAAAACAGCATTATCAGAAGATATAGCTGAAAAAATTAATCCATCTAGTGTAACAAAAACATTAAGTTCATAAGGAGAGAAAATGACTAAACAAAACGAAGAATCAGTGGTAATGTTAGATGATAAAGAAATGAAAGTGTCTGATTTAACACCACAACAAAAATACTTACACTCACAAATACTTGATTTAACCAATCAAGAAGCACGAATAAAATTTCAATTAGACCAAGTTCAAGCCAGTAAAAGCGTTTTTGAAAAAGCATTTGTTGATTCTGCAAAAGAACAAGCAAATGAAGTTTTAGAAACAGAGACCAAAACTATAGAAAATTAGGGAGAAAAATATGAATATATTTAATGTATTAGCATGGGTTACAGCAATAATATCTATAGCTTCAGTTATAGCAGCAGTAACACCAACACCCAAAGATGACCATTGGTTTAGTTACATTTATCGTGT